GTCAGCGTCAATTGCAACCTCAAGGGCGTCAACAATGTCGCTGGCATTGGCGCTCGCGTTCCCATCTCGCCCACGCCGGAACAACGCATCTTTGGCTTCGGCGGAACCGCGACTGACCCAAGCGCCGGTTTTTCCGTCAATTTCTTTGTCACGCCCGCTGCTGGCGTGACGACGTTCAATGTCGCGGTGCAATTGAACGCCTTCCCCATCACCGGAGGATCGCCGGTTTCTTACACGGTCGCGGGCGGCAACGTGCTTGTGCTAGACCGCTCGCAAATCGTCGTCGTAGACCTTGGACCCACCTAATGGCCACTAAGCCGAGCATCCGGCAAGGCATTTACGACCTCCTCAACGCCGTCGAGATCGACACCAAAGAGGAAGGGCGGACGCACGTCGAGCCGTGGATGTCGCAACGGATGGTGATTGACGCCGTCGCCAAGGGGCTCAACGAGGGCGTGCACGAGTTCGTTGTCCTCAAATGCCGCCAAGTCGCGATCACGACGGTTTGCAGCGTGATCGAACTGTTTTGGGCGCTCGCCAACCCCGGAGTGCAAGGTGCCATCATTGCCGACCGAACCGACAACCTTGAGAGACTACGTCGCATTTTCGCGGCTTTGCTTGAAACCCTGCCCCCTGAGTGGCGTAGTTCCGAACACCGGCTGATTCAGAACAACCGCAATGGCATGGCGTTCGCCAACCGGAGCGTGATCGACCTCATGGCGGCGGCCAGCAACCCGGACCTTGGCGCGTCCCGCGCGCTCAACATGATGCACGCCACCGAATGCGGGCAGTGGAAGTCGCTGGCGGGCGTCGAGAGCTTGAAAGCCTCGCTGGCGCGCATCAACCCGCACCGGCTCTACATCTGGGAGAGCATCGCAAACGGCTTCAATTGGTTTTACAACCACTGCCAGCAAGCCAAGACCGACAGGCACATGAGGTTCATTTTTGTCGGGTATTGGGCCAATCCGACCTACTCGATCCCGAAGTCGGACCCGGACTATAAAATCTATTGGGACGGCAGGCTGGACGATGAGGAGTTAACGCGGGCGCGTGACGTGCGAGCCCGCTACAACGTCATCGTCAAACCCGAACAGGTGGCGTGGTGGCGACGCGAGGCGGAGTTCCGGGCGGAGGAATATATGCTCCGTCACTATCCGTGGAACGAGCGGGAATGCTTCATCGCTTCGGGCTCGTCTTTCTTCCCCGCAGCGAGAACCCTCGAACTGGCGGAGAGCCTGGAAGTCGGCCCGCCGTACCAGGGATACAAGTACAACTTCGAGGACGCCTTCCTTGGCTCTGCGATAGAGCAGACGACGAACAAAGAAGAAGTTCAGCTAAGGGTGTGGGAGCCGCCGGAGCCGGGGGGCGTGTACGTCATCGGCGGCGATCCGTCGGGGGGCGGCGGGGGGGACGCTAACGACCACGCGCTGGAAGTCCTGCGCTGCTACGCCGATCGGCTGGTGCAAGTCGCCGAGTTCCAATCGAACAAGCCGCTAACCTATCAATTCGCGTGGGTTTTGTGCCATCTGTGCGGGGCATACCGGGATCATTTAGCGAACATCGAAGTCAGCGGCGTCGGAGCCGCCGTCATCCCCGAAGTGCGCAACCTGCGCCAGCTCGCGCAGCGCGGCATCATCCAAGCCGAACAGGGGTCCGACAGCATCCTCAACATGATCGGAGCCGTCCGCTGGTTTCTCTACAAGCGGGCCGACACGCTGGGCGGCGCGGGCAACGTCATCAACTGGAAAACCAATCAGGACAACAAGCAGGGCGTCTACAGCGCGCTCCGCGACAGCCTCATGTTGCGACAGGTCGAGTTCCGCTCAATTCGGCTGGTGAAGCAGTTGCAGGCGATCGTTGAAGATGACGGCTGGTTAGGGGCCGGGCCTGACACCGGCGAGAACGACGATCTTGTCAGCGCCGTCACCTTGGCGCATCACACATGGGTCGAGTGGCGGCGGCCAGGACTGATCGCCCGCAATCTGACGTGGGAGAGCGTCAAGGGCGACCCGCCTCCCGCCAACGCAGGGACGGTGCTATCCTTCGCGTTCTCGGAGCACATCCGCCGGATCAATCAGAACGCAGGGCGGCGCAAGGAGGTTTTCTAAATGACCTACGTGGGAAGCGAGAGCGACGACCGCACCGTCAACAATGCGATGCGACATCAATACCGTGTCCTCAACGACGCCGAGAAGGAAGCGATGATCTGGATCAAGGATCAAGGGCTAACGATGATGGAGTTCATTGACGAGCGCGTGCCGAAAGGGCGCGAGGCGTCGCTCGCCAAGACGAAGATCGAGGAAGCCGTCATGTGGGCCGTCAAGGGGCTCACCGCATAGGAGGGAACGATGGCGACACAACCGAAGCCGAAACCTAAACCCGAGCCTAAGCCCGACGACGACGACGCGGCGCACCACTACGGCCACGACGCCGCGAACCACGGCCGCGCCGAGGAGCCGCCCGGCATCACCTTGCTCGAACGCGTCGAGAACCTTGAAAACCGGATGACGGCGCTTGAGGAGCGCGTCGCCGCGCCGCCGGTAGGGATAGGCCGACGCTCGTGAGAAGCCCACTCGGCATTGTCGTCGTCATCCTCCTGATCCTGATCCTATTCGGGGGCTTTGCCGGGCCGCGCTTCAATCCGAATTGGCAGTACGGCTACGGCTACGGCAACGGCGGGCTGGGCATCGTCGGCGTGATCCTCGCGATCTTCCTCATCCTGTGGTTGCTGGGCTTCGTATGACGACCGACTGCCCGCGTTGCGGCAAACCCGTGCATGGGACCGGCAAGACGGGCATGTGTCGGGCTTGCGCGTGCGCGTTGTCGAACAGACGTCGCGACAACCCGTGGAAGGGCGACCATCCGGGGCGGCGCCGTTACCAGCAACAGCGCGTCCGCCCCACCGCGCCCGTCACCTTGGCGAGAACCTGATGCCGATCCAGCGGACCTACATGTGTCCCGATTGTTCCCACAGAATGGAAGTCACGCTGGCGGCCGACCAATGGGACGCGCCGCCGCCGTCGTGCGAGAGCTGCGACGCCCGCATGGGCCAGGAGTTCACGCCGCCCGCGATCGGCGGCTCAATCAGCATGAGGGCGCACCGCGTCGCCGAGGACATCCTCGCCAACGATTATCAGGTGGCGGACGCTAAGTTCGACAACCGGCAGGGCGGCACGCCGAAGGTCCGCTACAAGGATCAAACCGCCGCCACCATCGGCAGCTCGTGGCAGGGCGCAAACCAGCTCCTCGAACAAGCCGTGGCGATCGGCAAGCAGACCCGGCGCGAGACGGGCGGCTTCGACGGGCTCGACATGCTCAAGGCCAATCTTGCCAGCGGGGCGCAGCCCGATTTGATCGAGGCTTCCCGGCGCAGAGCCATCAAAGTATGGTGACTTTGCTGGGCATCGCCGGGCGATGCATGGCATGGCGACGCCAAGCTGGGCATGGCAAGGCAGCGCGCGGCTAGGCAATGGCAAGGGGCCGCTCTCGCAAGAGGGCGGCCATTTCAACGTGGCTTTAAAAATCCCGAGCAAATCCGGCGATCTAAAGCTCTGGGTCAGGGAAATGATCGATGAGTGCATGGCTTCGAGTGAAGAAAGAGGAATGATTTATAGTAGAGCTGCACAATATTATTATATGGGATCTATGGATAATCGTGCTGCCCTCTATAACAAGACTAAACCATTCGTGGATAAGCTTGCTGGCTTCTTGATGCAGCCGACCGACGTCCGCTTTCAGCTCGTCTACGACAGCGGCGAGGACGAGGGCATCCTCGAACGATCGCAGCTCGTGGCCGAAAAACTCAGCATGGATTTCCGGCAGACCGACGCGGACATCACCTTCGCCGAAGCCGTCGTTTGGAGCCTCGTGAACGGCTGTCAAATCCTCAAAGTCCTGCCCGACGGCGACAGCGGCACGTTCAAGACGGCGCCCGTGCATCCGCAGAATTTCGGTGTGCTATCCGAGACGACCCTCAATCTGGACGAGCAAGAGGCGTTCTGCCACGTCAGCTATCCGACCAAGTCGCGCCTGCGCACGATGCTCATGGATCAT